TCTCCATTAGGTCCTACTTGTGGATTTTTAGCTCTTGGGAAACCTTTTAAATAATTATCATAAACCTTATCTCTAATAACATACCTAAAGAAAAATGATCTAGGTATTTGATAAGATATTACGTTAATTAAGCCTTGATCTATCATACTACCAAAAGTTTGACCTCTATAAGGACTGCTAGCAAATTCGTTAACCATATTTCTTACATTCATAGGACCTACACCCCAAGTAAAAAATCTATCATTAGGAAAACTTGGATTATTAAAAGTCTCAGTATTATTACTTACCGGAACTGGAATTAGCTGTAAAGCAGTTAAAGTTTGACCAGAACTATCATACTTTAGACCGGAAAGCCTCCCACCATCTCCAAAACTAAATGAGTCACCTACTTTTATTCCATTACTAAATTGTGTTATAGTATAATAATCTTTACTTGTTACTACCGGAATATCTGTTTCCCAAGACTCAAAAATTTGACTACCTGATACTGATGGTGCTATATATATTCTGTTACTTATTTCTGGTTGATTGGTAAGAGCGGCACGGTATTCAGCATTTATTGCAAGTGGATTCCCTTCTAAACTGGCTGTATACAGGTTAAATTCTCTACTTATACTACTTGTAGCTTCATTAGGATTTAATACTCCTGGAAATACCTGTATATAATTGGAACTGCTACCGGTATATACTGTTAGTGAGCTTGATATACTTGTACCATAAGCTTCACCGGCTCTAACGTCAAATGTTTTAGCAAAGTTAACCGGATAACCAGTTGGAAGTACTATAGAAGCAGTAGGAAATCCATTTGTTGGAAAGTTCTTCCAGAAATTATCATAGCCTAAATAACTTCTAAAAATACCAGATGGTTGAAACTCTGCTACACCGTTTGCATTTGGTACTTGAAATTGTCTATCTAATCTTTCTGTACTACCGCTTAAGTAAATGTCTAATACGTAATTGTATTGAGGATGGGTTATATCACTACCAGATACCGTATATACTAATTTAGTACCGGTAACATTAGGAGAGGTAGGTTGTGATATAATACTTACAGCCATTATCTATCATATCTTTGATTAGCGTAACTAAACTCAATATCATACTTAAATGTCTTCTCTCTATTGTTGTTTAGAGCCCAAGTATAGTTTTTATTTGTTATTACTATAGGTACAAAGTCAGTACCTTCCTGTACGTATACCTCAGTACTATCTAACATTTCTGTTAACCAGTCTGATGTATCTTTAGTTATGTAATCTGTAGATACTACATACTTATCGTTAAATGCTATATTGTATTGATCTGTTCCTCTACGGGTAATATCGTAAAAAGAAGTAGGACTACTATAATCTACGTTTGGTTTATCAAAGCTGTTACGTTTTAAATCAGTAGATTCTTTTATAGGTTTATAAATGTTATAGTAATCGAAAAAACCAAAGTTATTTATAAAAGCAAATCTTATTGATTCTCCTGTTCTTACACAAGTATCGTTTCTTTTATACCAGTACGTTTTATCAGAAGCATCTGCTAAAGTAAACTCTATTGAGTAGTACTGCCAATTGTTATTATTAAATTGTGTTTCAAATACTCCTCCTTTATCTATAAAGTTTTGTACACCGGCCGGAATATTATAAAATTCATCTCCAAAGCCAGATATTGCATTAGTTGCTAATAAGGATCCTGCAGAGTCATATGTTCTATAAGATACTGTACTTAAATCGCTACTACCATATCCTACCGATAAAGTTTCATAATCAGTAGATTTTATATTCTTAAATTTATCTGTCTGTGTAAGATCTATAGCATCAGTAGTTACAAAAGGAAAATTACTTAGTACGTTAGTCGCCGGATATGAACCAGTATTGAAGTTAAATGAACCTGCATTAGGATCTATTGTACCTGGAAACGCTACTATGTCTGAAGTAGCACCTCCTGGGTATATAGTAACTGAACTACTAATGCTTGTACCGTAACTTTCACTATAGTGTAAAGTAAATTCTTTAAACGTTTCTAATGCTGCTGTTGATACTGTAGTTTTCCAATCGTTATCGTAGTCTAAATTATCTTGTAATATTTGAGATACTTCTATTATACCACTACCATAAGCGTTAGGGTAAGAAAAGAATCTACCAAGTCTATCAGAAGAACCACTTAAGTGAATATCTATTACGTATTGATATTGCGGTTGAACTGCTAAAGAACTACTTAAACTGTATACTAATTTAGTTCCTGTTACGTTAGGTGAGGAAGGTTGTCCTAATACTGTTACTGCCATTATTGTAATTTTTTAAACTTTAATGCTATATTATCTGCTATATCATCTGCTAATGCTTGATACCCTACACTATCCATTACTTGATTAGTTGCAGGTACTATAAATGGTTGAGGTTGTATACCTTTTTTGTAAATACTAACTCTTGCACCATACGGCAGATTACCTCCTATCATTTTCCAGTTACCGGTAAATTTACCAGGAGGGTTAAAACTTTGAGGATTCTTAGATACTCTTTCTTTTGTACCAGATATACCACTATCTTGAAAATAACCATAATCAAACATCTTAGTAGATATAGTTATTATATCTCTGGCTACATTAACCATAGTTTTTATAGAACCAGCTAAAGCACCGGTATTTCTAGGTGCTAACTTCTTTTGACGAGCCTCTATAAGTCTGGCTATTCTATCTACTATTGGTTTTATATTCATGTCTTAAGGATATTCTGGGTATACACAGTAGTTAAGGTTAAACGGTGTTACTATATCTATATTAGCAACCCAGCCAAATACTCTATTTTGAAAGCCTTCCATTACCGGAACACAATCATTTATTACCATATCATAATTTTGCTGTATAGCACTAGGACCAAACTCGAAGTAAGACATTAAGTCGTATATGTAAAACTCCGTGTCAGCAAGTAACTCTACATGACTCGATGACTTAAGTTTAGGTATATCTAGACTGTATAATTCGAACGATAAGGTACGTTCTCTATCTACTACCAAGCTATTCATTGGTCTTAAAAATATGTAAGGATATTTTCTATTGACCGCCGAAGCATCTAAATAGTCTATAGTACCGCTATCAAATGAAGCTATGGCTAAATGTGCATCACATCTAGACTTAAATAAATCTATTATCTCTGAATAGGGTACGTTACGAAGTAATCTTTCTGCTGACATCTTTTACTTTTTGTAGGTTAACACCTCTTAGCATACCTGCTATTTGGTTATGGTTATAGTAGCCTGTCTCTAACATGGCTTTAATTTTTTTATCTATATCTGACTCTTTAGTAGATACTTTTTTCTTTCTATGAGAACCATCACAAAATCCTTCTTCATTATCTGTATTACCGCAACCACATTTTGGTTTAGTATCTAGATCTTGCTCTGGCTTGCTGTACTTGCCTGTTTTTTTCTTTTTCGATTTCATTGTTATAGTCTTTATCTATTTCTAAATAATTTAATGCAAATAAAAGGTTTAAATCAGTTAAGCAACTATCTCCTGTGATTGAAAGAGCGTTGGACTTAGAGAGTTGGTAAAGCGTACCAAACCATCCCCAGTGTTCTCCAAAAGATTTTCCATTATTATTATCTCGTTCTTCATCTTCTCCGTCCACGTTATCTTCTCCCTGGAAAAAGCTGTATTGTTCAAATATAGGCTTCCTGTGCTCAAAAAAAAACTAATAGCACCTAAAAATAAATGAACTGGAAACTTTTTAAACTCATCTTCTACTTCTCGTCTTTTATCTGACTCGTACTTTTCTACTGTATACTTATCGAAGACTTTTTCGGTTTTATTATTTACCACCTCTATGCCTTGTCTTGTAATAGTAGATAATTTACCTAAACTATGTTTTTTTATAGGTCGGTAAAGTATGGCAGCTACCTTATGCATATTATTCTCAAGATCTTTACAATAGGTTTCTAAGTCTATGTACTCTCCTAAAGTAGCTTTACGTATGCTTGAGTAACCGTATAATTGATCTTTCCATTTAACTATAGGAAAAAAGAAATTATTATGGTCAGCAATACCGGCATATAAGTTACTAACTTTAGTTAAACTATCTAAATCCCAATGTCTTACTTCATCAAATGGTTCTCCAGTTAATTTAGATACAGTGTATACTAATTTACCAAATTTATTTTGACCTTGGTAAGAGTTTATTTCTCTATACTTATCAATTGAAATATACTCCGGAATCTGTAACTTTAAGTTTTTAGTCTTATTTGCCATTGTCTTTAATAAATATCTATGTGTATCCTAAAAGGACTTATGTTATTTTGGTATTGAAAAAGACGGTCTTATATTGTTTACGTTTTTTATTCTTAAAGGTCTTCTTTCCATAAATTGGTTTCTACTATAATTGGCCAATAATAAGCTATCGACATAATCATCGTGGCTACCGTTACTATGACCAAAGCTTAATTTACCAGTAGGACTTAACTTGTATGTATATGTAGCAAACTCTCTATGCAGTTCTGGGCATAATTCATTACTAGGTAATTCTATGGTCATTGTCTCTATGTCACCAATTAATTTTCGAACCATCTCTGTTTTGTTATTTTGATTTGTATCAAACCTTTTTATACGTCTATGTTTAGGTTGTACTAAGTCAAACATGGCTCTTCCTATTCCGTTCGTTTCTATATAGCCGCCAACTACATTGTATGGTTGTAACTCCTTAAGAAAGAGTGTGGCTGCTGTATTGATATCTGTTTGTGATATACTTACTACGTTCATTACTCTACCTATCGGGGAGACAAGAGTCATTACCGAAGCATCATCACTAAGACCGGTGTCAATTCCTACGTATACATCTCCACCTCTTCTATACTCTCCTACAAAGGCTACTTTTTCTATTCCAACAAAGACATCATTAGCACTATCTACAAATTGAGCTAAGTATTCTTGAGCATAAATGTCAGCAGGTAAAGAGCTTTTAGCTTCGTCTAATAACGTTTGACTAATGTAAGGACATTCCTCTAATGTTATTC